GAGAATTCTAATAGAACTCCGTTTCTTAGCACGCCTCGAAAGAGGCGTGCTAAGTTGTTTTGTTATCGCACGTTTGTACAACGAAAGGCTATATATGCAAAATACACTACTGTATCTGCGATGCCTGTGTCGCGATATCGGTTGTTATTACATACCAGATAAAATCGAATATGTAACGCTCGATAGAGGCAAGAAATTGCTTCTTAGAGCAGCCGAAAGTCGGTTCGGTGTTCAGTCTGAGCTAGACGAACTAAACGATTGGATAGATCAAAACCTAATTGATTTTGACCACTTCCATATCGATGAGTTCGCTACGAGTAACGTGCTTGAAAAAGTACGTGATCTCTATCAGATAACGTCGTTCCTGCTTAAACAAAAGAAAGCACATACACAAGAACATGAAGATACATACATCGAGGCTTTCGAAAAAAACGAAAGTATTACTCGTTTTTGGCGCCGTGATACTCGTAACGAAGTTACTAGAATCGCTCGCCAAATTATTAGACGTGCTACACTAGGCCTTGATCTCTCACCGCGCGCGGTTGCGCGCGGAGGTAGACATGGTCCTGGTGCGACGCTCAAGGGTGAGAATAAAGATAGCAAATGCTATTTTGATCCCATCCCTGATAACATGGCCACTTATTACGGCTCTGATTTTCTCTGCAAAACAGAGAATTTCGGCTATAAAAGTCGGACATGCGTTCCAGCAAATGATTCTGCATCTCTGCGTTCTGAAAAGAATGTTGAATGCAGACTCACTCTCGTTCCAAAAACTTGGAAGGGACCTAGAGGTGTTTTCATCTCCCCGAAAGAGGCGATGATTTGCCAGTTAGGTTGCGATTATAACATAAAGATGTTCTGTAAGAACAATTTATGGTATAGGGAATCTATAGACTACGATGATCAAACTCCTTCTAAGGAGCTTTCTCTTCGTGGTTCTATATTTGGTGACATTGCTACGTTGGATTTATCCGACGCTAGCGATCGTTTACCACTTAGTCTAGTATGTTATCTGTTCCATCGCAATGATTATCTTGCGTTGGCATGCTGTAGACCTACGCATGCTTGGCTTCCCAATGGGAAGAAGCATCGCCTGTCTATGTTCGCACCCATGGGAGATGGTAAAACCTTCTCCGTATTGAGTGTTGTCTGCTGTACTCTCTCTGTCGCTGCCATATTGGCAGAGCAGGGTTTTGTATCAGCGCGGAAAATACCTTTTGATAAGGTTCTCTCCGCTTTCAGACTCGTACGTGTCTTTGGGGATGATATTATCGTTCCTAAAGACTATTTCGAGGCTGTTGTGCGTGGACTGGAGTCTAACAATCTCCTAGTCAACAAAAACAAATCATTCGTTAACGGTCGTTTTCGCGAATCATGTGGCATGGACGCCTATTTAGGCGTCGACGTTACACCGGTTCGTTTGAAAATCGATCCTTCGTCTTTTAGCGTTAAGAACGACTACCAGTCGCTCTTAGATCTACACAACCGTGTAGTGCTAAATTACGGGAGATTCGACCGCTTACGTCTTCTGCTCCGGGCAGATATAACGCAAGTTAATCCTCTTGTTCCACTGACGACAGATGTTTCACTACAGCCCTTTGGACTGTATGAGCGTCGATCGCTGGTCTTACAAGAGTATCTGTTACGGAAAAGAGCTGTCCGGTACAATGCATTCTTGTATTGTATCGAGGCACTCTGCAGTGTGTACGTCGAGAATACTAAATGTACTCTCGATAGTTTGGACTCCAGGTGGAGTCTGAACCAATGGTACTGGAACGCTAAGGACGAAGCTATCTATGATGGCGACGTCCCTAGGCTTGCCAGGATAACATCCGGTAAGGAAGTTGATCGCAACGACTGTAAAGTCTTGCGTCGAATTTTTCCTAAATGCCGTTGTTGTACACGATGGAACTCCGACGGGGGTAGCTTTCTACCTCGTTGGG